CTTGTTGGCAAAACGCTTATCCGTATGGCGGATGGAACTCAAAAGCGTATTGATGAGATTCAAATAGGGGAATGGGTTTCAACGCCAAATGGCCCTTGTCAGGTATCAGCGGCCAGCTTGACTGGCGTTCAGCCAATTTGGCGCATGGAACATTCCTTTGGCGAGCTTGAGGGAACCTTTAACCATCCGGTTTTTGCCAATAACGAATGGAAACAGCTTGCATCATTGTGTCCAAATGATACATTGTCATTGTATCAGCAAGACAAAATACAAAAAAATCAAGATTTTTGCTTGGTAAAATCCGTAAAGTGCACCCACACTTTGCAAAAAGTTTACAATCTGACAGTTGACGGAACGCATTGTTATTATGCCAATGACGTTCTTGTCCATAATTGCGATACGGTTTCCATGGCTATCCGTCACATGCGAGATATAGGCGTTTTAACACGCAGTGTCGAGTGGGCGGCTGAAATTGAAATGAGTATGAGGCATCAAGGCAAGAACAGGCTTGCCCCGCTTTATGAGGTTTAGGACAAATGACTCGTGTTCTCGCAAATGCAATTGTGGATGTTCTTAAGGAAGCTGTTGTCAATGGTGGGTTGACTACATTCCGCGTGGAAGTCTGGGGCAAACCGCCCTATGATTTTGTCAGAACCTATACTATACAGGAAAAATCTGATAATCTTGCGGCGCAAGAGGGGTTGCGTAGGTTCGTATCCGAAATGGAAGAATCCGCGCTGGAGAGTTAACATGCCCATGACGCCCGGCCTTGGAGCCGCAACAAACTTGCGCTTGTTCCCGCAGGAACAGGAAGCTCCAGACTTGGGCGAATCGGAAGTTCTTATTGAGGCGGCCAACGACGATGCCGTTGATATGCCGGAATATGATGACAGTGGCGCAATTGTTAAAATTGAACACGATGATGGTTCCGTCACCGTCAGTCTTGATGGCAAACCCATTCAGGACGCCAAAAAGAAAATGCAATCCGGCTGGTTTGCCAACCTTGCCGAGGAAATCAGCGAGGACGAGCTAAACCGAATTAGCTCCGACCTGCTTCGCGGCATCGAGGACGACATTGAAAGCCGCAAAAAGTGGATCGAAGATCGGGCTCTTGGCATCAAACTCCTTGGATTGGAGATTGAAATCCCCGGCCTTCAGGGCGCTTCTGATGGCGCTCCAGTGGAAGGCATGTCTAGGGTCCGGCATCCATTGCTTCTTGAAGCTGTTTTGCGGTTTCAGGCCAATGCCCGAAGCGAATTGCTTCCCACGGATGGCCCGGTAAAGGTCCGCGTTGATACAGCCAACGGAAACCTGCCAGAAGATCAACTTGCCGACGCGCTTGAGCTTGACTTGAACCATTATCTGACCGTGACAGCCACGGAATACTACCCAGACACCGACCGCATGTTGTTCATGCTGGGTTTTGGCGGGACTTCTTTCAAAAAAGTGTACTTTTGCCCGCTTAGAAACCGGCCCGTCAGCGAAACCGTTGATGCGAATGACATGATTGTCAATAATGCGGCCACCGATGTTGAGAACTCCAAACGCTATACGCACAGAACGTACCTTCGTCCATCAACCGTGAAACGCCTTCAGATTCTAGGCGTGTATCGCGACATTGATCTAAGCACTCCAAAAGCCATCGAACCTGATAGCGTTCAACGCGCTAAAAATTCCCAACAGGGCATTGAGATTGATTCGGCCAGACCCGATGATCGCGACCGCGAAATTTACGAGTGCTATTGCGAACTGAACATCAAGGGTTTTGAACATACCTACAAAGGCAAGGAAAGCGGTTTGGAAATTCCATACCGCGTAACAATTGATGTCTCATCAACCAAAATTTTGTCAATTGTCAGAAACTTTAACGAGGACGACAGTGAACTTCCCACGGCAAAAACAAGATTTGCCAAATACACTTTTGTTCCGGGGCTCGGCTTCTATGATATTGGATTACTGCATATTTTGGGCAACACGACTAATGCTATCACTGCTGCATGGCGTGAGCTTCTTGACGCGGGCATGTACTCGAACTTTCCGGGATTTCTCATGGCCGACACTGGCGCCCGTCAGAACACGAATATATTTCGTGTCCCTCCGGGCGGAGGCGCGCTTGTTAAAACGGGCGGCCTCCCGATCAATCAAGCGATAATGCCGCTTCCATACAAGGAGCCTTCCGGCGCTTTGATGAACCTTGTCGCGTCCATGGCCGACACGGGTATGAGAATTGGCGGCACATCGGAACAGCAGGTCGGCGAAGGCAAGACCGACATGCCAGTTGGCACAACGCTCGCGATGATTGAGCAGGCCACAAAAGTAATGAACTCGGTTCATAAACGACTTCACGCGGCGCAGGCGCTGGAATTTCAACTTTTGGTTGAATGTTTCCGCGAACATCCTGAAAGTTTTTGGCAGCGCAACAATCGTCCCGCAGCGCAATGGGACGAGCAAAAGTTTTTGCAGGCCATTGATAATTTTGATCTTGTACCGCAAGCGGACCCCAACACAGCCAATCATGCCCAGCGGTTGATGAAGTTGATGGGGTTGAAGCAGCTTCAGTCTCAAAATCCCAGCATGTACGACCCGATTGCCATTGATACAGCTATCATGGCTGGCATGGGTTGGAGCAATCCGCAACAGTTTCTGGCTCCCCCGTCGGCGCAACAGACGCCTCCGCCTGAATTGCAGCAGGCTCAAGCCAAAATGGCGAATGACGCCAAAACCGCCGAAGCCCGGCTTATGGATTCGCAGACGCGCGCTAGGGAAAGCGCGGCAAGAATGCAGCTTGAAGCGCAGAAAAACACTATTTCTCAACAGAAAATCAACGATCAGATGGAAGCCAATAAGAGCCGAATTGAAAACGATACGCAGGAGCGTATCGCCAAGGAGCGGCTTGATCTTGTTGACCTTGCCCAGAATATCGCCGTGCATCCAGAAAGCGCGGCTTTGATTGAAAAATACGTCAAACCGGCGCTGGATGAAGTTCAGCAGGCTGGCGTAAAACCCCCCGGTTTAGGCGGAGGCAATAATGGCTAACTTGATGGAACTTCTGGAACGCGGTGCGCTTCAGTCGCCTCGTTCTCAAATTGAAAATCTTTACATTAATGCGGGGCGCGTTCCCGGCGCACAAGGCGTTGATCATGCCACGGGGTTTTTTACTGGCGTGGATGGAAAAATTCTTTCCGTTCGCGACCCGGAAACTGGCAAATTTGGTCCCGTAAAAGCAATAGAAGCTCCTGTTTCAACTGCAAAAGCTATTCCGGCTTCCGAACGCTATTTGCAGGAAGAGTTGGACCGCTGGTCTGGTGAAGGCGGCGCTTCCGGCGCGGAACGTCCCGCACCCAGCACTTCATTGGTTAGAGTTGAGCCCGAAGCGCGCCCTGATCCTAATTTTGTTATGCGACCGGAAGGGCCAACAGATGTTGTTCCATGGACTGGATCCGTTTCTGGTGGAGAGGCTGCCACAAATCGTGCTTTAACCATTGCCAATCAAGCTAACATTGCTGGTGGACTTCCAATGCGTCTTCCGCCGGAAGCTGGTGGAAACATGGCATCGTCCCCATGGGCCAAAAGGGCCGCATTGGGCGCAATGGGCGCTGGCGCGTGGGGTGCAGCCAACTTGCCACTTGGTGGCGGTAACGCTCCTAGCGCCACTGCTGGGGGTGGCGGTAACGCTCCCAGCGCCCCATTGGGGACACCCAATATGCCGCCGGGAAATCTTCCAACATTTGCGCGCGAAAATACGCCACCGTTGGATTTGAGTTTCTTGGCAACGAAAGAATCCACTCCAACAACAGCAATTCCAACCCCGCCCCGTCGGCCCGCTAATCTTGGCTCGTCGGCGGCCTCGGTTTCAAATCCGTCCATTCTTGACCGTATTTTTAGCGGGAAACAGTATCAATCTTCCGCTCCCGCCAACGCCGCCCCCGGCGCTTCAAATGCGCTTATTCAAAATGGCAAAATTAACTGGGGCGACGAAAGCATGGATCAATCTGGTTCAATGGCTGATTTTGTGCGCGCCAGTAAGGCCCTGCAAGACACAGGTGATTCTGGCATGGCTCGTGGCGGTGCGGCTAAAGCATCTGGCAAGGGCGGCCATGACGCTATTCACAAGGCGCTTGAGATCATTCATCACTTGATTGGCGGCCAATATAGCCATGGCTAAACAGGAAGAAACAAAATACCTGTTTGAAGATCCTGCTGGGTTTTTTCAGCAGATGGCGGAACATTTTGGTGAAACCCATCCTTTGATGAACATGGCGACGCAGGATCCAATGCGCGCCGCGCAAATTGCAACAACTTATTATGGCATGAAAGCCAAGGAAATGGCGCAGGAGGCCCCTGAAGCTATTGCGTCTATTCCCGGAAAAGTAGCGGATACGGCTAAATGGGCTTGGGAAAATCCCAGCGAAGCCGCTGGCAAGGCGGTAGAGATGGCTGCTGAATGGTCCCCAAATCTTGGTGCTCAAGTTCTTTGGGGTCCGGGCGGCGTTCTTAATCCATCTCCTGCCTATGCAAGTGGCGGCCCCGTTGTTGACCGCGCTCTTGCCCTCACTCGCGCTCTCCCCCCATCTCGGCACATGCCGCGATCAACCGGGACGCCGGTTGTAAAACCACTAGCTAGGAAAATCCCATGAGCGAAGCAGCAAAAGCCGCTAGGGCGGCGATGAAGGCCAAGGCTCACCGCCTTGTTGGATCAAGCAAGGGCGCGGTTGACGCCTCTAGCTGGACCGAACCGACTGATATGAACGCGGATGTTAAGACGGGCGCTCGCCCGGTTAGCCCGCGCCTGTACAAGCGCGGTGGCAAGGTTGAGGGCGCGATGGCAAAGCACCACGCTGGTCGCAAGCCCCGCAAGTCCGGTGGCCGCGCCATTACGGCTGATAGCTTGATTAACCGCGACGTGCGCGAAGCCAATGATGAGCGCGCTGGCAAAAAGCATGATGGCGCGTTTAAGCGCGGCGGCAAGGTCAAGCACCATCATCGCACTCGTGGTGGGTTTAACGGCGACTATGATGTGCAAGGCAAGGGGGACGTTACTAAAGACAAGCCCGTTCGCGCCAATGTTCCGGTTCCTCCGCCGCGCCCGGCTGAATTTAGAGGCCCGCCCGGTGGCGACTATGATGTGCAGGGCGCGGGGGATGTCACCCGCGACACTCGCAAGCACGGTGGTCGGGCTCACAAACTGGCGGGCGGCCCTACCATGAACCCGCAGCAGATGGCCGCCATGATGCAGGCTGGTCAGCGCCCCGGACTTGCTCAGACGCTTATGCGCCGCAAGCACGGCGGCAAGGCCGAGCACCCGGATGTTGCCGAGGATAAGGCGCTCATTCGCAAGATGGTCAAACCCGAAGCCCGTACTGGCAAGAAGGATGGCGGAAGCAAGTGGATTCAGGGCGCCATCAAGCATCCGGGTGCGCTGCACAAGTCGCTGCACGTTCCGGCTGGCGAGAAAATCCCCGCCAAGAAACTCGCCAAGGCCGCGCATAGCGACAATCCCAAGCTCGCCAAGCGCGCCCGCCTCGCCGAAACCCTGAAGCACATGCACCACGCCAAGGGCGGTTCGGCTGTCGCCGACGGTGAGTACGAGGGCACGC